TGATACTTTTCTGGACGCTTCCAGCGATCTTTCCAATCTTCTTCAATGCCTCTTGGAAAGCCATTGAATCCAGTCGACAAGATGACGTTATCATCATTGACGATTACACACCCCACCTTTGTCGACGGATCCTTGCTCTTCTGAGCGATCAGAGTAGCCTGTAAGATAAACAATTCATCCCACGATAGTTCATCATTAATCATAATATAATCTCAATGGTTACTTAATTTCAATCTTACGAGGTTTCTGTTCTTCAGGAATGACATTTTCTAATTCAATAGAAAGAATGCCATCAGCAAGAGCAGCATCACGAACCACTACTGTGTCAGACAAAACAAACTGGCGAGCGAATTTACGACCAGCAATACCCTTTACAAGATAGTTGCGTTCGGTTTCTTCTGCCTTTTTGCCTGTGACTTTGAGAGAGTTTCTCTCAGCAGTGATTTCAATCTCATCTTGTTTGTACCCAGCAACTGCAAGTTCAATGATGAAATTGTATTCGTCTTTCTTGACGATGTTCACTGGAGGAAATGCAGTTTGAGATGCTGTAAGTAGATGAGATGCATTATCGAGAGCAGCGAAAGCATTCTCAAACCCAAGAGCGGTTGGAAGAAGGCGATCGAGTCCGTATGCGGATGTGAGTGTAGTGATATTTGTCATTTTGTAACTCCTTTAATAAGCAAGTTTATAGTTATGGAACCCCAAATGGGCATTCTAATTTTATTTATATCAGTTTACACCAGTTGATCCGAATCCACCAGATCTTTCAGAGTGCTTTTCAGGTCTTGCTGTTAAGACCTTGAATGCAAATGGTTCATTGGTTGTAACTTCAGCCTGAGCAATGCGATCACCGCGACGAATTGTTTGGTGCATCTTTGAGATATTCGTTAGAAGAACAAACACTTCTTCTTGATAATCAACATCAACGATTCCTTCGGAGTTCGCTAGGATCAATCCTTTCTTAAGCGAAAGTCCTGAGCGAGGATGAAGGCGAATGCTGTAATTCTGAAGTGGTAGAGAACTATCGTGTTTTGTAATGTCTGCGTATGTTTCAATCGTAACGTGACGTTCGATCTTGAAGATCAAACCTGTAGGGACCAGTAAACGATCTCCAGGATAAATGGAGAATTCACCAAATCCATTTACTTCTCTTTCAACAGATGCATTGAAAGCATCATATCCATTCACAACATTTGATGTTGGTTGGAATGATAAATCAAAACAGTTTGCGAGAGAAGTGCCGTATGTTGGAAGTTCAATATCATCACGAAGTTTATACACATTCATCACAATCATAAATTAACCTTCCTTCTTTTTCTTTCCTATAGTATATTTGGAAACCAACTGCCATTGACTCTTATCCTTGAATGGAAGAATCTTAATCTGGCTTAATGGTGCGACATTGTCCTTTGTCTTATTCTCATCAACGAGCTTTACCAAACCCCACTCAGCCATTAGATTCGCAATGGTATTTCGACGTTGAATATCGTTATCAGAAATGTTACTTGGCTTACCGTCTAATTCAAAGAGTTCTTTGAAATGCACGATATAATATTTTCCTTGTTTATGGAGGATATGACAAGACTGATAGAGAATGTTGTCGTTCTTTGCAGCGACACCGATGCGCGTTAGAGTTTCGCGGACCTTGAGGAAGTCGTCTTGCTTTTCTAATGTGACTTCTACTAATTTTTCGACCATGGTCAATCACCCTTATATAATTGTTTTTTCATAGCGGCGATCTGGTCGTCAGAAAGTATCTTTAATGCTTCCTCTGCTTTCGCGTCGGAGTAGCCATAATATTCTTTTACGACATTCAAATCACTACTTTGAGCCTTTTTATGCCATTTACTATATGGACGCTTTTGGGCTCTTATTATATTTAGGAGAAAGTCATATTTGAGTTTGTTATCGAGATTCGGAAACTTATTCATCTCGTTCGCTAGAAGCACTGTATCGCGATGAAACGAAAGTGCACGATTGACCATAAAAGAAGAATAAGATTTCTCGTCCTGTTCCGTCAAAAGTGCATATTCTTTAGTTTGAAGAATAGACGGAATAATTTCTTTAAACAGATCAGCCATAGAAAAACTCCATTATATCTGCTTCGTCTGGATTCCAGACATAGATATCATGCAAACCATGTTTATCTCGGGCTAACTGTAATCTATTGACCGAAACCTTTTGACGGCTAGTGGGTAGATTTGTTGTGATGATTATGAAGTTGTGAGGTTTTTCTGGAGAGGTCTGATTTTTCCATTCTGTAAATTCAGCAGCCTCTGCTAAAACATCCAGACAGTTATCGCGGCGTTTTAATCCAGTGCCGCCTTTACAGTCTGCGACGTATACAGTCCCCTCATATTCAAACATATGCTCAACTTTAGAACCAATCACATCATTCTTAAATGCACCAAGATAAACTGCACCTGGAAATAACTCGTGTAATCCAGTTTGCAAAAATTGATGCTCATAGAGAGAACCTATATGAGTATTCTCTCTATTTGCAATAGAATTTTTATGATTCTTATGCATTGAACTTACATTCAACCATCATTTCTGTTAGACATGCAGTAAGATTCAATTCTTGATCAGCAACAAAGGCAGACTGATATTGATAACGAGCGAGAATGACGACTGCATTTGGAATGGTCGACTTATCCATAATGTCATACAGACTGTCGTAGATTTTGCGATAAATCTTTGCAGGGTCATCGCTGCCGAAATCAGCAACCCATTTACGCATTGCGCTGAAGTTTTGATCTTTCAAAGAAGTGACCAATTCATTAATTGAAACATCAGCAATGGAAGTTAAAATGCCTGAATCGATTTTGCCACTTACTGAATAACGCTGCAGTTCGTTTAGAACGCGACGATAATCTGGAAAGTGTTTCTTAACAACTTCTGCAAGAACTGCCTTATCAAACGGAATCTTTTCACAATTCAAAATTTCTGATGCACGTTTCATGAACGCCATCGCCATCTTTGGCTTTTCTTCTTTGCGCAGTTTAAATTCAATTACAGCACATCGACTATGCAAAGGTTCAATGATTCGATTCTTGAAGTTACAAGTCATGATGAAAGTGCAGTTATGTGCAAACTCTTCCATCGCCGCGCGCATGGCTGGCTGAGTTGAGTTTGGGTTTAAATAATCTGCTTCATCGATAATGATGACTTTCTTACCACCAGTCATCGACATCGCACTGGCATAGTTCTTGATCTTGACTCGGAAGGTATCAATACCCGATTCATCCGAACCATTGATCATTAGATAATCACAACCGATCTCGTCACACAATGCGCGAGCAACGGTAGTCTTACCAGTGCCTGGAGTACCGCAAAGCAAGAGATGGGGAATCTCTTTGCGGTCAACATAAGATTGGAAAGTTGCCTTGTATTCATCAGGAAGAATACAATCGGCAATAGTATGAGGACGGTATTTTTCAACCCACAACGCTTCATTCATAATATAACTCCTGATTGTTTATTCAGTTACTATTCTACGCCATTTTCCGTTTGTAAGCAAGTACATCTCGCCATCAGGACCGACGGTCATACTTGCGGTTACATGCTTTTGTGTTCCTGGAACAAATTTTGGACCACAACTAATTGTGCCATCTGGTGGTGCAAGTTGACCATACTCAGTGCCAATGCGCAATTTGCCATTGTAACTGGCGGCTTCGATTTCTTTTATTACTTCGCACTTTTCGTTATCAGGAAGAACTGCTGCAGCCGCTACAACTCCACCAGCGGCAACGCCACCAGCAAGACCAAGATACTTGAAAAAATTACGCCTTGTTGCCACGCTTCACCTCCCAAATTGAATATGCAGCAAGACCCAGAACCAGAATAACTGGAGGTGCGCTATATGGTAGCCAATGCAAATACCATGCATTAGCCAGTGTAAAAACTATGAATAGTATACCACCAATTAGAAATTTCACATCATCTTTATGCATAATATAACTCCGAAGAGAAGATGGGGTGGAGGAGGTGAACCCTCACGGCGAGCAGTCTGGCGGATAGTGCCGTCAAAAGAAATTGCACCCCAATAGGATTATTTAGCCACAGATTCGTAGACGGTTTGGAAGTCGCTCTGCTCTGCAACTTCTTCCTCATAATTACGCTTGTGGTAAACTTTCGCCAGTTTTCGACTCAATCTCTTAGGAAGTTCACATTCGTCCTGCATCTTCTGAAGAATTTCTTTAATCAGATCGCGCTCGGCTTCAATGCGAGTGAGTGAGTTTGAGATTTCCTGAAGGCATC